GGCGCCTGCGCACGGAGCACCTGGGTGAAGTGACGCCGGCGGCGCCCGGCTCCGGCACCACGTGGGTCGTGGCGGGGCCGTACTGATGGCCGACGCCCTCGACGATCTGGCGGGCTGGGCCTCGCCGCTGCTCGAGAACCTGGGCCCGGCAGCGCGCAAGGCCGCTATGGCGGAAATCGCCCAGGCGTTGCAGCGCAGCCAGAACCACCGCATTGCCGATCAGCGCAACCCGGACGGCAGCCCCTTCGATCCTCGCAAGCCGCGCACCCGGGACAAGGCCGGCCGCATCAAGCGGATGTTCGAAGGGCTGCGCAAGGCGCGCTACCTCAAGCGCTCGGCCACGACCAGCACCGCGACCGTGTCGATTGCCCCCTATGTCAGCCGCACGGCCCGGGTCCACCAGTTGGGCCTGCGCGACCGCGTCGATTTCCGCAACCCCAAGAGCCCTGAGGTTCGGTATGCCCGGCGCGAGCTGCTGGGCGTCACCGATGCGGACCACGATCTGATCGCCGACATCATCCTCAAGCACGCCACCGGCGGCGCATAACGGCCACACCGGCGGGGGGCTTTCCGTACCCGGCACCGGCACACGCGGCAAAGCTCGCGCACGCGCGGAGCCCTCGGCACATTGGGGGCATGAGTCAAGACCAAGCCCTCTTCAACGCCGAAGTGCAGCGCCTGCTGAACAACGTGGTGCGCGAGGGCGTCATCAGCCATGTGAACTACGGTCGTGGGCCAGGGGCCTGGGTGCGCGTGCAGTTCTCCGAAGAACGGTACAGCGACTGGCTGCGCTACGCAGAACACCGCGCGGGCAGCACCCGCACCTGGAATCCGCCCACCATCGGCGAGACGGTGATCGTGCTGGCCATCGGCGGCGACCCCAAGAACGCGCGTGTGATCGGCAGTTTCAACACCGACTCCAACCCGGCCCCCACGCTAGACCCCAACAAGACCACCATCGTCTACCCGGACGGTGCCGTGGCCGAGTACGACCACCAGGCGCACGCCCTGGACATCACCCTGCCCGCAGGCGGTACGGCTGCGATCACCGCCCCGGCCAGCGTCGTCATCAAGACCGAGGTAGCAACAATTGACAGCCCGCAGACCACGCTGACCGGGCACTGCACGGTGCAGGGGACGCTCACCTACCAGGGCGGCATGAAGGGCAGCGGCGTGGCAGCGGGTGCAACGTCATCCGCCCAGATCGAAGGCACCCTGACGGCCAGCGTGGATCTGGTCGCCGCTGGTGTCAGCCTGGTCAAGCATCCGCACGGCGGCGTCGCCATCGGCAGCCAGCAAACCGCCCAACCCACCCCGACCGAATCATGATGAACGCCACAACCGGCCGGCGCATGTCGCTCGCCGACCACATCAGCCAATCCATCCGGATCATCCTGACCACGCCCATCGGCTCACGCGTCATGCGGCGGCCTTTCGGCAGCCTGGTGCCGTCGCTGGTCGACCAGCCGGCCACACCATCCAACCTGCTGCGCCTGCAGGCCGCTGCCGTGCAAGCCATCATGAAATGGGAGCCGCGCACGACCATTCGCCGCGCCCGTGCAGTGCTGGGCGAAGGCGGTCAGTGCACCTTCTACCTTGAGCGCCTCGACCGGGGCGCGTTTGCCGCGACCCAGCAGACCGTGACCATCGGGGGCGCAGCATGATCGATCTGTCGCAAGTCCCCGCACCGGCCGTCATTGAAGAACTGAATTTCGAGACGCTGCTGGCCGAACGCAAGGCCGAGCTGATCGCCGCCATGCCCGCCGACATGCAGGCCGACATCACAGCGACCCTCGCGCTGGAGTCGGAGCCCCTGACCATCCTGCTCGAAGACAACGTCTACCGGGAGCTGGCCCTGCGCGCCCACGTCAACGACTCGGCCAAGGCCACCATGCTGGCCTACGCCACAGGCACCGATCTTGACCAGCGCGGTGCGAATCTGGGCGTGCTGCGCCTGACACTGGTCGAAGCCGACATCGAGGCCGTGCCGCCGGTGCCGGCAGTGCGTGAAGCCGACGACGACTTCCGCGCGCGCATCCTGCTCAGCCTGGAGAGCTATACCACGGCGGGCAGTACCGACAGCTACCGCTACCACGCCCTGTCGGCCAGTGCCCAGGTGCTCGACGCCCGTATCGTCAGCCCGGCCCCGGGGCAGGTGTTGGTCTACGTCCTTTCGCGTGAAGGCGATGGCGTGGCCAGCGACGAGCTGCTGGCAGCCGTCGCGTCAGCGCTCAATGCCTTCAAGGTGCGCCCCCTGACCGATCAGGTCACGGTGCTGTCGGCCAGCATCGTGCACTACACCATCGAGGCAGCCATCTACGTGTCGAACGGCTCCAGCCCGGAAACTGTGCGTGAGCAGGCGGGCGCCGCAGGCCAGGCCTACGCCAACGCTACCCGCCTGTTGGGCATGGGGCCGAGCATCAGCGGAATTCACCGCGCCCTTCACCAGCCCGGGGCGCTGCGCGTGACGCTCGCCCAGCCCCTGGCTGACGTCGTCGTCGAGGCCAGCCAGGCCGCTTACTGCGACGCCATCACGTTGACGGTCGAGGTTGACGGTGACTGACATCACGCTGCTGCCGCCCAACGCAACCGCGATGGAGCGCGCGATGTCGCGCCTGGGGGCCAACCTGACGGCCATCTCGGTGCCGATCCGCGACATGCTCAACCCCTGGGCCTGCCCGGAGCATCTGCTGCCTTGGCTCGCCTATGCCTTTCGCGTCGACGACTGGGACGACTCATGGGACGCCAACGTCAAGCGGCAGGTCATCGCATCGTCCATTGAGATCAAGCGAGCCAAGGGAACCATCGGAGCCGTACAGCAGGCCGTCGCTGCGTTGGGCGTCACGGGCACGGTGCAGGAGTGGTATCAGCAGATTCCCGCTGCAGCCCCCTACACCTTCCGCCTTCACCTCGACGCACGGCAATCCGGCTACACACAGGCTCAGCTCAAGCGACTCTCCCAAGTGGTGGACCGCGCGAAGAACACGCGCTCTCATCTTGACCGTGTCGTGCCATCTGTCACCAGCGACAGCCGGCTGCGCGTGGCTGCTTTCGCCACCACAGGCAACGACATCACGGTGTCGGACGGCACACCTCGCTACAGCGACGGCGGGATGGCCTTGGACCTGCTCATCGACGCGGCTGTGTTCGGCGAAGCCGAAAGCACCTTGCCGGCCGTCAATTCCATTCTTCACCTCGTGCACACGGCACTGCCGCAAGCCCTCACGATTCCGGACGATCTATGACCCAGGAACTCAACGAACGCGTCATCCCATTTGGCGAGGCGGTCGACACGCTGCGCAGCTTTATCCACGATCCGGCTGGCGATGTGCAGACCGATTCCGGCCCAATGCCGAACCTGCGGAAGATCCATGAGGAACTGCGTCATTCGGGTGCAGTGGCGACTGTCACTGAAGGGGTCAAGACCGTTCAGGATGGTGTGCAGATCGTGCTTACACAAGGGGCTTATCCGACCGTCAACACTGAGGCAGAGGGCATTGCTGCAACAGCCTCGACCCCAAACAAGTTCTTCAAGATTTTCAAGAATGGCCCTTCCGGGCTCAAGCGGACGACTATTTTTGAGAATGTGGCCGGTGTATCCATGCGGCGAGATGACATCGTCGCAAGCGAAGAGGTCGCTGCAGAGGTCGACGCTCGGCGGAGGCTCATCAGTGAAGAGGTTGATCGCCAATATGCGGTGTCTATCAACGGTCAGCGCAAATTGTTCCCCACAGTCTTCGTGGATCAGTTCAACCAGCTCCTGGCAGGCGTCGGCCCGCAGGAAGCTGGCTCGCGCGGGTTGACGATTCCATTGGCGACCATGCACGGCATGTTCCTCGGCCAGGACGATGAGGTCGAGGTGTCCTTTGGATCGTTCAACTACGACCTTGTGTTTGTCGATGTCAATGATGTGCCGTTTGCTGGAATGCTCAACGGCAAGTGGTACTCCCTGGGCGACGACGGCGACGCAGCACCGACTGCACTGATCGAAGCGGCGCGAGCTCGTGCCGCCGCCGTGCGTGATCGAACGATCTCGGGTATCCCATCGATTTCGCACAAGTACAACGTCATCGTTGGTAATGGTCAATCACTCGGAACCGCGAACGAGACCTGGCCACGTAAGTCGAAGACGCAGATCGCAGGGAATTTGATGCTTGGTCAGTCCCTTCGTCCACAGGGCGTGGCATCCAACACCTTCTTGCCGGTTGGGTCATCGGCTTTTTATCCTCTGGTCGCGACGCATCAATCGAATACCGATGGCTCGCAGTTGAATGATGAGCAGACGGCGACGCTTCCAACGGGTGACAACGCGCGGGGCGAGACGCCGCTCGAGGGAGCATGCAACGGGTTAAAGCGACTGTTTTGCGACAAGTTCGGGTTGCCCTATGCAGATGTGAGCCGCCAACTGGTTGCAGCAGCTGTAGGCATCTCAGGCAGGACTATCGAAGCCCTGAGTAAAGGCCATCCTGCTGGCGCGTATGGTCGCTACACCAGCGCCCTTGCCCAGATTAAAGCCATCGCCGACGCCCAGGCGCAGCCAAGTCAGATCCTCGCCACACTGCCGATGCAAGGCGAGTACAACTCGGACACCACCTTTGGTGCAGCCACATCAGAGGCTGACTACGGTGCGTTGCAGGATGCGTGGTTCAACGACATGCAGATCGACGGCCGCGCAATCTTTGGACAGCCCTTGTCGCCTGCCGTTTTCATCTATCAGACGTCCATGGGTTGGGTGAAGGATGCGGTTCTTGCGGGCGTGCCCATGGCTCAACTGAAGGCTGCACTGAATCGCAGGGACGTCTGGATGGTTGGTCCGAGCTACCCGTACACAGACAAGGGAGGGCACTTCGACGCCAACGGCGTGCGCTGGTTCGGCAATGTGGCTGCCAAGGTCATGCATCGCGTGCTCGTTGAGCGCAAAGACTGGAAACCGGTGCACCCCTTCAAGGTGGAAATGCACTCGCGCTGGTGCTATGTCCTGTTTCATGTCCCGGTCGCACCGCTTGTCTTCGATACCCCCTATGTCGGCAGTGTGGCCGCCACTCTTGCAGCCAAGGGTTTCCGCGTGGTTGATGACCAGGGGGATGTGACCCTGACGGGTGTGTCGATCGTTGACGGATACCTGGTCAAGTTGGAGTGGAGTCGGGATATCAGCGGTACGGCTTACGTGTGGTACGCAAGCCAGCAAACCGGTGGTGCAGGGATGCTACGAGACAGCGACCCGTTTGTTTCCCTGGACAACTACGAGTACACGGCTGGATCGGGGGACTACCCGGCAGCCAACATCGCCGCACTGGTGGGCAAGCCCTACCCGAATCACAACTGGTGCACTCTTTTCCGTATTCCTCAAACCTGGAGTGTTTGATGTCGCTTTCCACCAAAATCAAGTTTCGTTCAGTCTCCGTTGGATCCTCGAATCTGCCTGTCGTCGAAGAGATCGTTGCGGGCTTTCCTGCAACCGACCTTTACGCCCTGTACCTTGCAGAAGAAGGTGCAAATGGTCAAGCCCATGCTGGCGCGTTCCTCGATTCGAGTGGACACGACCGCCATGCCGTACTGGCCCCGTTGTGGGGCCAGCCTATCAAAGAGTCATACGGATTCACTGTGCCGGTCAACGGCATTCCCATTCACACCCCGCTGACCCTCGGGGGCTCATTCAGTGTGGTGATGGCCGTCCAGATCGCAGCGGAGGGAGCGTCGGCAGTCAACTATGCCAACTTGCTGTCCCCCAAGGCCTCCATCAACGTCAATATCGCGACCGGTGCTAATCCATCAAACAAACGGTTCGCGGTCAACGCACTTCTTCAGCAAACGTCTGGAGCCTTGGGGAATGTTGCGATTTTTGCTGGTGATGGAAGCAACATTCCTGGGGTGACGCCGGCCAACCAGCGCGCGCCGGTTCCGGGGTCGTCGGGTAACGTTCCGAAGGTCATCGGCCTAGCCTTCGACAAGAGCGCAGGGGCGCTATACCTGACAGACGGACTGGGGCGTCAAGCGGTAACGGTCAGCGCCGAGGCTCTCAAGACCTGGATGGACCAGTACCTGACGGCGCCTGACACGCTGAGTCTAGGACTGTATCGACATACGGCCAACACGTTGCTGCTGGGTGGAAAGTGGATGGGGGCTGCAGTGTACAGCGCAGCGCTGAGCGTTGAGCAACTCCACGCCGTCATGCAAGCAATGCAGAACCGGGTGGCTGCGCGTGGCGTGGTGTTCCCGTAAGCGTTCCTCTGGTGAACGACCAGTAAGCAGCCCGCTGATACGGGCTGTGGTAGGCGTGATTCGATACGATCAAAATTTATTCTTGGGAATGCTAATTTTTGACGGTGGAAATCCCAAAAAATCATCCACTGTCAGGGACCCATCCAATAACCTAGCAAGAATGTCGCGGGCTACCGCCGCTAAACTGGCTTCCGGATATGAATGGGCTTTTTGCAGTACAGCCTGCCGTACAGCTTCTCGAGTAACGTCATATCCGCGCTGCCGAAGCAGCGCCACGATTTCATCTATGACTCGCTCCGCCTCTTGTCTATCATCAATAACAGCTTGCACATGTTGGTTCGGGGTCGTATCAGACATCGCATTTCCTCCAATTAGGAGCACCAGTATCAGGCAAATTTCATGTCACTTGCTTCAGAGCCGAAAAAACGGCGGCTTCCCTTCCGTGAGTTGGACAGCTTGATCCGTACCCGTCACCGCCACATTGGCCACCACTCGCGCCCGCGCGAAATCATCGGCAAATTGGCGGCATGGCATTCAAAACCATCCACACTCTCGAAGGCCTGCGGCAGATGAACCGGGCCAACGTCACTGGCTCCAAAACGGAGCTGGTGGTGATGGCTATCGGCGACGGCGCAGGCAACCCCGTCGAGGTGTCGGACACCATGACCCAGTTGGTGCGCGAGCGTTTTCGCGTCACCCTCAACCGCGTCTACCCCAACCCCGACGATGACCGGCAGTACATCGCTGAGGCCATCATTCCCAGCAGCGTGGGCGGCTTCAACATCCGGGAAGCCGCGGTGGTCGACGCCAACGGCAATTTCTACGTCGTCAGCAATCTCCCGCTGGTCTACAAACCCGAGGCCTCTGAAGGCGCCTTCAGCGACACGTCGGTGCGCTTGGTTTTCGCGGTGCTCAACGCCGACAGCATCACGTTCACCATTGATCCCAATGTGGTGATCGCTACCCAGTCCTGGGTGCGCAACAGCATCACCAGTGCAGCGCTGATCCCTGGCGGCACGACCAACCAGGTGCTGCGCAAGAAATCGAACCAAGACGGCGACACCGAATGGGTCGATCCGGACGCGCAGAACGTCACGGTTGACTGCATCGAGGAAAGCCAGCTCCTGGGAGCGGATCAGACCGTGGTCGACTTGGACGTGACCACCACGCGCGGCCTGGTGGTCTACATCAACGGCGAGCGCCTGCGCCGCAACGAATGGACGGCAGACCCGGAAGATCCGAGCCTGTTGACGCTGGCCACCAGCTACCCGGCGGGCACCGTTGCGATCTT